TGTGGCAAAAGAGCACGGGAGATGCAGTGCCAAAGATCTGCTCATCGCCGGTGACATCCTCTGTCTTCTTAATCCATGCACTCCAAGTCCAAGTAGCACCACTGTTGTTGGTCATGGTGCGTGTTAAACGTGAAGCACCACGAAACCGCAGGCTCTGGCCGATTAGCCCGCCTCCTCCTCCTCCGCCGTTGTTCGGTCCATCGGGATTGTCCGTGGACGTGCCAGCCATCCACCAATGCGCTGAAAAATCCATCAGGCGATACCTTCAGTCGGATAGCCGAGGAGGATGTTAGGCGTCGCCCCGCCCGTTTCTACGTAAAACGGAATGATTGAATCGGCGGCTGCGTCGATGACCGAACCAGCGGGATGGTCGAATGCTCCGTTCCAGGTGTTGGCCTGGGTTGTTGTCCAAATCAAACCGCTTGTACCTGCCACAGCATTGGTCGGAGCCGGAATCTCGGTGCCAGCGGCCAGATTATTGGTCCAGAAGTTGCCCTTGCTCATATCGAAACCCCCTGCCCCTGCACTGATTGCAGTGACCGGGGTGCTCAGCGAACCACCGGCAACACCGGTGCCAAGTGAGATGCCACTAACGCCGCGGGCGATTGTGGTGCCGTCTAGCTGAACCCGAACCGTACCAGCGTCACCGGCTGGGTCGGTCTCAAGACCTTCGCCCAGGTCAACGCTGACCTTAGGGCTGGATGCGTCGGTGGAGTCAACCGCAATGCCGGCGCCACCATCAACGCTGGTTACGCCCGAGCCTGCAGTGCCGATGGTTTCCCAGGCAGTGCCGTTCCAGTATTTGAGCTCGTCGTTGTCGGTGTCGTACCAGAGCTGGCCGGTGGTCGGTGAACCTGGGGCGGTGTCGCCAGATGTAATACCGTTTTTGCGCACCCATGCGGTGGTGGGGATGCGGTCGCTGTCATCGTCAGCGCCGGGGGTGGCGCCGTTTTCTAGTTGCGGCTGGCCCTGCAGGATGACCTTCGCTGGCTCAACAGATTCGGTTGTATATGTGCCACTTACATTGCCCAGCGCTCCAGCGAGATACTGGAGCATGCTGTTCATGGCCACCCTGAATTCCTCTCGCGTGACCGAGAGGTTGTCCATTGAGTTGGACTGTCCAGAGCTGGGTAAGTTGGCCACGACTATTTAATCCCTGAGACGAGTCTAGTAGCCAGCAACGATGGCGTCTATTAGGCCATTGGTGGTGTTGCCGTCTTTGTCGAGGCAGCTGACATTAAAGCCGGTCAGATCTTTTTGGTCTAAACGCGCCGTAATAGCGTCGCTTCCAGCCTGCGCCTGGAGCGTCAGATTGACCGACCCAACGTGCCGGAATGTTTGCTTAAGTGTGAAGCGGCCACCACCTGAAGGGACTTGGAAGTCGTCGACGACTTCAAACAAGTCGGGGTAATCGATGATCACATCGACGTCGTTGATTTGTGCTTTGTCCGTTCCATCGATGCTCTTCAGCCTGACTCCCAGCTCATAGATGCCGGCGTTCAGCTTCTCGAACGGAGCCAGCGGGTGGAACTCGCCGTCAATGTCGGCTGAGGTTGACCGGTAGAAAAGGTCGGTCAGCGGCGTTTCGTAGAACGGATCCGTGGTCGGGTCCTTGTAAATAAGGTCGGCGTCGTCTGTTGGCACGTGGCGGATGAACCACTGATACGTTCCAGTGCTTTTGGTGAAGACCACGATGCCGCCGCCGTTGTGCACGATCGAATGCGGGAAGATGTATTCACCGGGCTTGGATGGGTCAATGAGCTCAAGGTTGCAGCCCTCCTCACCGCACTCGTAGAAAACGTCGCTAGTCGGATCCTTGTAGAACGGGTCGGTAGTCGGGGTTTCATACACCAAGCACGGTGCGCCCTGATAAATCTCGTCGCTATAAGGCTGTTCGTAGAACGGATCCGTGATCGGAGCCGGGTACATCAGCGTGTCGTAGTTGACGCCACCACTGATCAGTTGGATATTGTCGTACGTGCCAGGGAAGCACTCGTCTTTCAGGTCGCGTTCTTCCACCACGTTGGTGGGGAGGGCGTCGCCGAGGTTGACCAGCACAAACTGGGTGTCTTCGCTGAGCCAGCCCGTGCGGTCACGCGGGCGGATCATCACGGTCCAGGTGCCGGAGTCAAATAGCGTGGTTTCGAACCAGCGTTGATCACCTGGCACACCGTCGGCATATAGCGGCCAGCCCAGATCCCAGTCGACGTTCGTACCAGCCTTAAACCGGATTTCAAAGGCTGAGATGTCGTTGACCACGCGTAGTGGCCAGTTCTCGACAAACGGCGGATCGGTTGTGAATTCCCAGCTGAAGCGGCGAGTCAGCGGAGTATTGGCCTTAATCGGCTCGGTGACAACCGTAAACAGGTCGGGGATCGGAGGGTAAAGCTCCTGAACATCGACTGTGTCGGTCACATAGGTGTCACCCTGAAGATCCGGAATCAGAGTGCGCAGGCTCAGGCGCACTTCCCAGTTGACCAGCGCATGGAAGGCGACAGCGTAGTAATCGTTGGTGGGAATATCCGCGATTAGGTACCAGCCGTCAGCGTTTGGCTCGCGCAGGCCGCGCTCTTCAACATCGGTAAGGTCGCGGGAAGGTTTGCACTCCAGCCGCACTGCATTGACGTAGGGCGGAATGTCGACGTTGAAATTCCAGCTGAACAGCTGTGAGCCGCTCGACTGGTTCATGTGCATCAGCGTGGCGTTGTCCGTCGCTGGGTCGCCGCCGTCATCTCCACCCAAGTCGGGGAATGGGATGTAGTCGGTGATTGGGCCGATAGTGACAACGTCGCTCCAGGGGGATTCTTGCCCTGTCCGGCCAACACTTAGAACTCTGACCTTGTAGCGGTTGGCGACCACGTACTGGTCGATGGGAACCTGCTCCCGGGTGTCGACCTGGAAGAGGATTTCGCGCCAGGTGTCTTCGTAGGTGGTGGTGTCAGTATCTTCGTCGTACGTTCCAGCTTGGTATTGGACGCGGTAGCCGCGGATGGTGAGGTCGAAACCGTTGAGGATGTTGTTGACCTGCCCGGGTTTCCAGGCCAGATTCATCTTTGCCTGGTTGTTGTCCCAGACCAGAGTGTGGGTGGTGATGGTCGGCTTTTCGGGCGCAACCGGCTTGAATAAGTAGTCGTCGTCGGGGTTGAGAGGGGTGTCGTTATCTACTGAGTCGTAGATGTCTTCTTCGTAGCGGAGCGCCGACACCGCGTACACGCCACCATCCTGTTCTTCGACTGACAGCACCCGGAACAGTTGTGCTGACCTGTCAGGGACCTCGACGATCCACGGGTTGTTGATGACAGGGTCGCCATGGGACGTTGCGGCGAGGGTGATTGTCCTGGCATCAATGTCGACTGAGCCGATGTTGCGGCTGATGATTTGAGGCTCATTGTTCGTTCCATTGACCATGTACTGGAAGGTCGAGCCAGCCCACGTTGTGGGGGTAGGTGGCATCTGGTCGACGGTGATTGTGTTGCCGCTGACGGCTGTGACCCTGCCCCCGTATCTGCCGGCTGCCTTTAGGGGGTCGGCGATTTTGACCACATCGCCTGGGCGGAGGGCCATGCCGATTTCGTTGGTGCGGAAGGTGATGGTGTCGTCAAGCTCCCGCTCGCTGTAAAGCGCCCAACGTGCGGCGCGCAATGCCTGGCCGCGACTGGTGCACCCCAGCATCCGCAGGTCCATCGGCTTGTAGCCAAATCGGTTGAGGCTTTCTTCGTCCGCGATGTACTCAACGCGGGGCTGATAATTGTTGTTTGGCTCGTCCCAGCTGACTAGGCAGACGGTGTGGCGGGCGCGTTTGGCAGCGCCTACATAAATAAAGTTGCCGGTCTCAACCTTGCCGTCAGCGCTGACGTTCTGAATCGTGTTGGATTCGTTAAAGGTGAAGACGGGCGTACTCGGGCGGTCTTGGCCCGACACAACCATGCTGGCGGAATAGTACAGAAGGCCACGGAAAACGCTGCTAATTTGCTGCAGGACGTTCCAGGCTTCTTCGGCGGTTTGTAAAACGATGTTTGCGGTGAAGCGTGGTTCTTTGCCGCCGCCCATGGCGTCGACTTCTTCATCGCAATACTCGGCTATCTGATAGAGCGTCCACTTGTCCACCAAGTCTTCGCTGATGTATTCGCCCAGGCCGTAGCGGTCATTGACGATTAGGTCGCGCAGGATCCATGCCGGGTTGTTGGTCCAGGCGGTGTCGGCTTTGAAAGTTCCGTCCCAGGTGCCGGTGTACTCGCGTTTTTCTGGGTCGTAGTTGCTGGGGATCTGGACCTTTAAGCCTTTCAGGTCGATCGATACGGCGGGCAGACCGGCGTAAATATCGGCACGGATGCCGACGGTCAGCATCGAGCTTTGTGGGTAGTGCAGGCCTTGCTTCAGGCTGGCGGCCACGGAGCTGTAATTGAACTGCGTGCTGTAAACATTTGCCCCGCTTGTGCGCTGATCGTCGTCTTCTGTCTTGCGCTCAACTACTACGTTCCAGGGGCCGGAGCCTTCGAAGTCGAAGTCGTGTTGACGCTGAAACTGGCCACTGAATTTGCCTTCGACTTTGTCATCAAATACAACGCGCTCGGTGCCGGCGTTGTCGGTGTAGCTGATCTTGTACTCAACGCTGGTTGGCAGAACGTCGCCGTTGCCGGATTGATAGACCAGCGCTTGGAAAGTCAGGAGGACTTTGCCTGCGTACTCGCCCGAGTTGGCAGACACTGAAACGGCCTGGCCGATCGGGACGTCTTTGTTGACTTCCTTGTCAACGCTGATGACATCGCCAATACGGAAATATCCGGGAACAGCAGATTGCTCGCCAGCCACACGGCCATAGCTGAAAACGAGGTCTTCTGGCTTGGGGCTGGGGTCAGCAGTGCCGACTTGAATGGGTGTGTCGTCCAGACGGACCGACTGCAAAAGCCCTTCGCGGGTGTTGCCTTCTGCAGGGCCTTCAACTTCGCCCTCGGCTAGAAGAAATTGAATCTGAGCAAAGCTGACTGAACGAAGACCCGGGTCGTCGTCCGTAAAAGTTGGCGTCCGAGGTGCTGGCGCTTGGACAATTGTTGTTTGCTGAACAACAGGTGCCGGAGCTTGGTTACCCCCGCCCCGTCTGCCGCCGCCCCCACCTCCGCCGCCACCGGCGCCTCGTATTACTTTGCTCATAGGTCGACGTTGTTCACATAGCCGAGAAGACCGGTCGTCCCAGTCGTTTCGATTTCTCGGTCACCCAGCAGCCCGAGCTGGAAGTTGACGACGCGGGGAGCTTGAACCCGACGCAAGCCGTAGACGACTGGCACGGCTTCGCCCTGGCCGCCGGTGCCCTGAGAACGGCTAAACAGGTTGGATTCCAAGTCGTCGCCGCGAGCTGCCTCAGTACGGCTGACTCGGGCAGATGGCTGACCTTTCCTGGCCGCACCAGCCTTGGGGCCGGACAACTGTGGAGTGGGTGTAATTAAATCTGCGACGCCGCTCAGTGCCAGGCCAGCGCCGACCAAGCCGACGCCCAGCATTGAGGTCAGGCCAAATGTGGCAGCCGGAATGAAAATTGCAACTGCGATGAGTGCGACGCCAGCGATGATTTTGCCGATGCCGCCGCCCTTACCACCGCGACCCACGAGTACAGGTGCCAGCACAATTGTCTTGCTGCTGGTTTCACGCAAGGTTTCTTCCGCGTCCAGTCCTTGAGGATTGTCAGTGACTACTTTCCACTGAATTCCTTTTGTGTGTTGGTCGAGGACCCACGGTTTGAAGCCTTTAAATATTGCTGTCAGCGCTCGAACAGCCTCGGCTGGGCTGGATACAGCGAGGCGATGGACACGGCCAAACTTGCGACCCGCGGCACCTAAGAGCTTGATCGTCTTCAGCTCTTCCATAGCTGGTGCGGGCGTACAGCCATTCTAAGCTTGCGTTTCCACCACGATCCAAAGCGATCGATGCGGCTGAGCCTTTCTGCCGGGTGGTGTAAAAATGTTCGGTTGTTAATTAGTACACCGATGTGATCAGTGTGGCCGCTGAAGTCGCCCAAATTAAATAGCAAAATGTCTCCAGGCTGATAATCCCCCTGCACAGGACGACCCACGATCAAGGCTTGGTCGTCAAAAGGAGTGAATTCTGGGGTATTCCACTCGCCAAAAAAGCTTCGTTCCCATTGAGGCAGGGCCACCCCCATCTCTTGGAGCTTGTCGCTGACCACGCTGTAGCAGTCGTAAACGCCAAACACGTAGGGACGTCCCAGCAGTGGGGCGACTGTGTGGGGGTTGCATTCGGTGAAGTGGTCTTTTGCTAGGCAGTAGACCGCCCATGGCATTGGGTCGGATGCGATTACTTGCTGATCGAATGGGCTGAACCCGTCCAGCTTGATGTGGCTGTGCCACACACCTTTGATGCCTTTGTCCTCGTAGAGGGCGTAGTCGAGGGGCGAAATTTCGAATGTGTTGACGGGATCCTCCGCCCGGTTAAAGCATTGGACTACTTCGCCGTTCTCCAGTACAAAGCCGCAGGTTTCGTTTTCCGGATCTTGGAGCGCTGCGCTGCGGATAACGTCACGCTGCTCTTTTGTTAGCCAGTTCAAAGGTCCAGAGTTAAGCCAGGGAATCCGCCAAACGGTAAGGCGTCAGTGTCGAACCTGAGCTGGCAAGCTTGGATGTTTTTTGCACAGACATCGTTTGTGTCAGCCGGGGGATCAGCTAAGGCTTGCCAGGCGGTAACAGCATCGTCGTAGGCAGTTTTGGCAGTTTCTTCTGCAGTGACAGCGTCGTCATAAGCAGTCTTGGCTGTAGCCTCGGCGGCCTCTGCAGCATCGAGGTCGTCCTTGCTGCCTTTGGCCTGCCGCTGGATTTCGTAGTACGTGATCGTTGGAGTTGATTCTCGTAGCGCTCCACGCAGGTATGTGTCGGGGCCGAGCGTAACTTCGGCATCGTCCCAGTAGTTGGTTTCGTCCGAGGCAGCGTAGTTTTTATTGTCTTCGTCGCGGTCGTAGCGAGTTTCGGCAACAGTCGTGTTGCTGTTGTACGCCTCACGCTCCGTTTCGGTCGTGGCCTGGGCGTTGGTGTAGGCAGTCAGCGCAGTCTCGGTATCATCCTGCGCGTCTTCCCACGCTTCTCGCTTGTCGTATAGATCCTGAATCGTTGTGTCAGTGCTAGTAGTCAGTAGCTCGTTATTGATGTTTGCAATCGGCGGACCGGTGTAGCTGCAGTCGTCAGAGCGGTAGCGCCAGGGGCAGGTGTAACGCAGCGCCCGACGCTTGGGCAGCATGCAGCCGTCCAGGTCAAAGGCAGTGGCCAGCGAAAACGTGACAAATAACTTGTTCTCTTCCTGTTTCTGCTGGATTGTCCAGGTCTCGTCCGGCCAGTGCTCGTCAACGTCAGGGTTGCTGCCGTTGTCCAGGTGCTTGGCGAGGATTTTGCGGATCTTCAACTCCGCCCCCACCAGGTCGTTCCACTTGTTGACCAAGCCGGTGAACTCGAGGCCGATGTTGCCTACCTGGATGGTGGGGTTTGGTGGTACGCCTTCAGTCTTGATGTTGAATCCGCTCGCCTTCAGCGGGACTGGCGTGTAGCTTTCGCTGTCGTATTCGACGGTTACGCCGTCCGATTCGACCCAGTTGACAAACCTGAAATAGCGCTCGGCGTCTGGGACATCTTCGTCTGCAGGACGAATGTCCAAGGTGTACAGCGCGATGATTGCATCACCTTGCAGGTTCTGCTGATCCGCTTCGTACTCGAACGTCCGATCGTCTGCCATCAGCCCGCGTAGTACCGCCTAAGAGTGAAACTAAGACGTACCAGCCGATCGGCTCCGTACTGGAACTGCCATTTATAGGGATCGAGGATCCACTTTTTCTTGGGGGTGTTGTCCTCGTTGGGCGGGTTCCACTCGAAGCTGTCCGCGCCAAGGTCGATTATTTCTTGCTCCAGGGCGTAGGCGTTTTCAGTCGTCATGTATGGGGTGTTGACGGACCAGGTTTCACTAACCGGATTGATTCCGTCTTGGCGGCGTGCCAGGTAGCCGTCGCCGTACTGCTGCTGGAGCGTGCGGAATGTGGCGCTGCGCTGGGAGTCCGGTGCGATGCACAGGTCTTCTAGCGTGTACCAAGGGCAGTAACCGTCCGTCATCCGAGCATTCCTCCTGGGCGCTTCTCGCGTTGGATGATGCCGACAACGCTGGACTCGATTAGGCGTCCCAGCTCACCAGCGTCTCCTTCGCTGCTGCTGCCGTCGTCAGTGATATAGATATTTTGAACGTAGTTCACTTCGCCGCCGCCCATTTTGCTGTTGGCCATGATGCCGCCGCTTTGGGATGGGACGAATAGTTCTGGGCCGCGCTCCCCAACTAGGTAAGGTTGCCCGGCTGAAACCGGACCCCCCATTGCTCGGGCGCCGAACAAAGTATTGAGCACACTGCCCTGCCCAGCGGAGTTACCTAAAGCGTTGAAGCCTGCCTGCAGCAAGAAGCTGGAAAGCTGGCGCAGAGTACCGGTAAGAATTTCGTTGAAGGACTTTGTCGAGTTGATCATCTCGTCAAAAACACTCACAACTGTCTGTCCTAGTTGCTTGTAGACGGCATCGATCTGCTGCTCTAACAGCAACTGACGTTCCAGCTGATCGGTGAGGTCCGCCCGTCTCCTAACCAGATTCTCTATTTCTTCCGGGGTTATATCTGTGCCCTTAAGACGTTCTTGCAGGTCTGCTTTGTCCCTGAGAATGTCTGCCTCGCGCTCGCCCAGAGTTATGCGGTCTTGTAAATACCTGTTTTCTTTTTCGTAGTCTTCAAAAGGTTTGCGAGCTTCTTTCTCTGCTACTTGTACCCTGCGATCTCTAACAATTCCCGCATTTGTCCTAACAGCGGTTCGGGCTATAGGATCTTCAATTTTGTCGGCTTCTTTGAGGATGTCTAGGTACTCATAACCGATGCGGAGTTTTTCGCGGGCCAAATCGTTGTCCGCGAAGGACAGCTCGTACTGACGTTCCAGGCGGGTTCGTAGCTTTTCGTAAAGCTCTAGCTGACGTTTTGCGTGCTCCTCTTGACGTTTGCGCTCTCGATCGGCTTTTGCGGCAGCTCGATCTGCTTTGGCCTGCTCACGATCCAGCTGAGTTTGCCGCCTGTCGGCTAGATCGACTAGGTCCTGCTCATACCCAAGCTGAAGTTTCTTAAGTCCGACGAGAAGTTCGCTCTTTGTAATAGCGTCTTCGGCGTACTGCCTATAAAGGTCCGCTTGGTCAACGATGAGCTGGTTCATTAGGAGCCGCTCACGCTCCAGGAAAACTTGTTCGTCGGTCAGATCTTTTCCAAGGGCCAGTACAAGTCGCTCTTGGTCGAGGACTGCAAGGACGTCGTAGCGAATATCCTTCTGCTCGTTGAGAATGCGCAGACGGTCTTCTTCTTCGTCGTTAATCTGCTGGACCACACCAAGCAGGTTTTCGGTGGCATCCGCTAAAGCGTCTCCGCCCCCCAGGAAACCGGGAGTGCGGGCTGCAGACCGGTAACCAGCTGCTGCTTCTTGAAGTCTTGGGTCGTCTGAGGTCTGAGCTTGGCGGAGCGCGTTGCCGACAGCTACAGAGTCGGTTACTCCTTTAAGGATGTCCTTGAACAGCGTTGCAAATCCGGCGCTTATCTGAACAAAGAAAATGCTCATCTCGCGCTCGAGGCGCACTATTTCGTCGCCGTACTCCTGGAAAGCGTCTGCACCTTCTTGGCCGACAATTGTGGCTAAGCGACGGTTTGTCTCTGCTGTAATTGCTGCTGCGTCACCAACTTCCTCAAGGCTTTGTAGGTATTGGTCAAATTGAGAACCTGACGCTCCAAGGCCGTCGACAATATCGGATACGTTCGGAGCGGCTGTACTGAATGCTTTGGAAAGATCGTTGACGCTGGTTACAAATTGATCGATCTGTTGGCCGATCGCGCTCAACGCAATCTGTGCTCCGAAATTTCCTAAGCCGCCGCCAAGCGCACCACCGATTACTGAGCCCGCTCCACCGCCAAACAGCAGGGGAAAGCCGGCGCCGAGGGCAATGTTCTGAAGTCGCTGGCTACGTGCTTGCGCGTTGGCTTTTTGCTGGGCGGCTAATTCGCGCTCGGCTTCTTCTCTGTTGCGCTTGCGGATATAAAACTTGCGCGTCTCCAGTGCAAATCCGCGCTGGATGGATTTGTTTAGTTTCTCTTCTAAAGCGAGGCGGCTTTGGCTGGTTTTTAAATCGGCTCTCTTTATTTCTAGTCTTTCTTTCTCAATTCGTGCTGAGCTTCTGCCCCCGCCCGGGCCAAATTGACTCTTTTTGTTGAGCTCGTCTATTCTTTTTTCAATCTTGCTGATCTCGTTCTCTACAGCACGAGATCCCTGCAGCGTCAGATTAATA